CGTCCTCAAAGATATCTAGAGCTTTATCGATTGCCTCAATAGTTGTTGGAGCTTCTGAGACGTGCTGAGTTGCGGTTTTAGCAACTTCTACAAGATCGTTATCAATCTTATTAGCAATAGCCAAACCAAGCTGGTAAGTAGCTTGACCTAGTGGGTCGCCAAGACCTGACAAAAGAGCTTCATCGGTAATTTCATAACCTTTAGCAGCCTTTTTGATGGTCATAGTGGTCTTTTTAGTAGTCAATTGGTCTGGAGAAATAGCTTGACCTTCTCCAACCTCAGTCGCATCTCCTGCGTACTCCCATGCAGGAACTGTTAGAGTGTTCCCTGGTTGGCCTTGGAGCGCTGTCTCCACATAAGCAAGTGGAGTGAATTTAATCAATTTAGGTAGTTTAGCGGAAACCATGTCCGCCATAACTTCTGGGTTAACCATAGTGGCTAATTTAGTTTGTCCTGCTGTCATTTATTTTAACCTTTCAATTTCTTATAAAGTTCTGGGTTATTTTGATAGAGCTCGTTTCGACTCTGATAACCCATACGAGCAAATTCTTCTTTTGTGATACCGTCACTATCGACTGGCGCTTGCTTCATTGGGGCTCCGCCTTTTAGCTTTTCTTGTACTCCTTTTTGCACGGCTTGCTCCCATGATTTCTGCAATACTGCTACGGACTGCGATACCGTATCTGCGCTTGTCAAATCAACTACATTCACTAACTCAACAGGTAAGTCACGTTCACTTAGCATTGCTCTAGCTTCTGCGGTCAATTCCTTACGGGCAATAGCTTTTTCACGGTCAGCTAGTTCTTGCTCACGCTGATCCAACTGATATTTCTGTTTCTCGTCAGCGTTCATCTTAGCAAGCTTCTTAGCCTCGTTTTCCTTGGCTTCTTGCTCAGCTTCCCATTTAGAGCGCTCGGCAGATAGCATCTTACCGATTTCAGCACGAGTGAAAGTTCGTTCGTGCTTTTCTTCCTGCACTGTATCAACATTTTCTTGAGTGTCGACAGTCTCAGTTGATTCAGTAGATACAGTTGCATTGGTTTCTTCTGACATAATTGTCCTCCAGCGATTACGTCGCCACTCGATAATCTCGCTTTACGTCCGGCGACGGAACAGTACAGCTTTTAACGTCATCGGTACAGTTTGGACAATATAAAAACCGTACGGGATTCCATACGGTTAGAGCCTAAGAAAACCGCCTCGATTTCGACGCGGTTTATAGCAGTTTATAGCGGTTTATAGCAGTCTATTCCTGCCAGTCAAGATGTCGGATCACCTCCTAATCTTTAATGGCGCGATTTGAAACCTTGGCGTAAACATCCACATAAGTCTCATTCTTGTCTCCGTTATGCGTGATTTCTGCATAATCTCCACAAAGTTCGCTTGATGTAATTGTGTTCGTACTAACAAGAGCCTTCCAATTTTGCAAAGTTTTACTAAACCAAACTACAAAGCAGGCTTCTGCTTTGATCTCACGACCTGATAAGCGCGAAAATTCTTGCGATGCCAATTGTTTTGCTTTTTCTAACATTTTATTCCTCCATTTTTTCATATGTTTCTGCAAAAATATCAGGCTTGCATGGATAAAATTCACCTTGCACACCTTTGATAATGTAGTCACCTTCTGTTGCTACCATCAATCCTTCAAGTGTTTCTATTTTTAAAATTGGATTATCTAGGTCAGCATAATCAATCCGAACTGGATCTAATCCTAATTCTGACAATTTTAAAATCGATTCTTCAGTATTTACGAACGGAACCGCCTCAATTACTACAGATTTCTTTCTGTATTTCATTTCTTCAATCCTTTCTTTATACCTTCAATTATTCCGCTGATTACGGCCATAATAATAAATATTAACAACAAAAATACCAACCACCCGAAAGCGATTGATACCCATTCCCAAATGAACATGTTTTACTCCTTTCTAAGCATCATTTTTGAGGCTTAGCATTCTTTTCCACCCATTCTTTGAAAGCATCAAAAGTATTCATGTTTTTAAGAGACAAATACTTTTCAACTTCTTCGATGGCTTTCTCGACCGATTTGTCGTCAAAACAATAGCCATTACCCGATAAATCAAAAATTTTATTTTGTTTTTTCTTATCAACAATCCACAAATGTTTTCCGGTCCAAGCACTCTGTGGATCATAACATTTCTTCGATTGTATCTCAAGTCCGTTATCTTCAATCAATTCTATCAATTTTTTATACTTGTTCATTAAAAATCCCTTTCTGGACACGAAAAAAGCACTTAGATTGTTCTAGGTGCTTGTTTAAATTGATTCTAGTTTTAATGTTTTGAGGTATTCTTCCCATTCACGGTCCAAGTCCTCAACAGTTTTATTCTTATTTCGTTCCTGGATGGCATCAAAATCAATGTTGTCATCTTCGCCTTCCGGCCAATCATAAGTATCTTTTTTAGCCATATCATTCAATCCTTCCAAATTCAAAGCCGAACACTTCGGATAATAATTCAAGAGTTTTTTCTTGTGCTACGCTCTCATTATACCCCAATTTTTTAAATTTATCAATTCGATTGACATATTGTTCTTGTGCACTGCGTGGAATCCTTTTGTTAGGTCTTGAATACCAATAAACACTTCCATCATGCCCTACAGTCAGACCATATTTTACAGTATTATTTTTATTTCGTTGTTGTAAGGAAGCAAAGTCACTGAGCGATGGAGGATAGCCAGACGGATGGTTGTGAATCGAAATAAGACTTTGTTCAGATTGTTCTTTAAAAGCTCTTCTGACTTGGTCGTTATAAACTACACCTTTTGTCTTTCTGGCTTTATTTGATAGCGCAACAACTCTTCCTGTATCTGCATTAAGCAAATAGTAATCTTCAAATGGAGTTCCGTTTCTATGCTGCAACATCTGTCTTGAAACTCTTGCGATAGGTTCGGATAGATGTGAGGTCTTTGGGTGATTTTTTAGTTTGTCAACAAATTCATCGCTTCGTACATAATCAAGATTCGCTCCAAACGGCCTACCACTTAGCTCTCGTTCTCGTGGTTCTGCAACATACTTGCTATACCACTCTTTATAAGTCATATCAGCAGGTACTAGCTCGGTCTTACCTGTCACTGGATTCCTTGCTCTGCGCTTCAGTTTGCTGTAGTCTGCATCCTCATCGTATGCGACAGTAGTAGACCTGCACCACGGATGCATAGGGGGGCAATTGACACCAGGAACAGCCTTATCCCTATCATAGACCTTATTGTCATGCTCCTGACAAATGCGTGATGTGCGCTTGTCTAAGACGGCCACAAAGATATACTTCTCTATGTCTGCTTCTTCATAGCTAAGTAGTTCCATCTGGTTATGAAAAAAGGCTGATTCTGTCCGAACCAAACGCCTTGCATCATTCTGACCTACACTGAATCTCTCAGCAATTACTTGTGCAGTTTCTCGTGTATCTCGGCCTGTCATAAGGCTCATGAGTAGTTCATCTTTTATGCTGGAAGTAAGCTTTCCTGTATTCTTCCAGATGTCTGTTGAGTAAGTACTTCCGTCATCTAGCCAACTAAAAGACTGTAGATGTTTTATCTCGCTCTCAGGAAGCCCAGAAAAGCCATATGCGAGCCCTGTCTGTTGTTGCAGGTCAAAGGTAGCCTTGTAATAACTATCCTTCATCAAGTCGCTGTAAAAGGCGTCTGAGCCTGTCTTCTCCGAATGATAGATAGATTCACGCATACGGTCTAAATCGTCGCTCAAACGCTCTAAACGTTTCATACGGAAAGAATAAGCTGGGCTGTCTAAATCAGCCAGTAGTCTTTGGATATTCGGGTCATTCGGTCTTGCTTCAAGTACCTTACGAAGTTCATTCAGGTCTTTCTTGTCTTTCATGTTCTTCAAGACTTGTCTAGCATCTACCTGACTCAAACCATAATCACGTTGGAACTTATCGAAAATCTTATTGATTTCCTTATCCAAGTAAATCTTAGCTTCCTGATAGACCTTATCGAACTGGTCTGCCTGCTTTTCGGCCTTGTCCATCTGCTGGTAAATCAGATTGGCTTTCCTCTTCGCCCAATACTCCTGATTCTTCATCCTCTACCTCATCTTCGGGTTTCGTGTTGTCTTGGTTAAACATTGGAATGTCTTCCATGTTCTTCTTTTTCTCTTCTTCCAAGGCTTCCAGCTCAGCGTCAGGGTCTTCCACAAACGGCAAGAGAGAAATAAGCTGCCTGTTGGTCACTTTGCCTTCAAGGTTGTTCACAATCTGAGAAATCTCCAACAAATTCTTAGGTAAACCGCGACTGAATTGTGGAACGATTGAATGAGACTCTAAAGTAATCTGCTTCATACCTAGGTAATGAGCAAAAATCGCAATACGTTGTCTTAATCCACGCTTGTAGTTCGCCTCCTTGGTCTTGGTAATCATTTCAAGACCCATCAGCTTAAATTCCATGGCTACGCCTGATGTATTCCCTGCGAAATTCTCATCAGTCAGGTTAGGTACATGGCTGAATGTGTAGATATCCTCTTTAAGAGCTGTACGCAAGATTTCAGTAGCACTTTCGTCCAGCGTGTTCTTCAAGAACTCAGCTCTTGCACTATCTCCAGGTAATTCCAAAAGACCTTCTTCAGAAAGAATCTTCATCGCCACCTTGGCATCTTCTGGCGTGTCCGCTAACTGTGTGCCATACAAGACAAGGATAGACTCTACTGCCTGCTCCTTGTCATTGACACGATTACCCATCAAGGAATTATAAGCGTCAATCAAGCTGATTTGTTGCTCGTAGTCGCCAATCGCAAAGTGATTATTACGATACTCGATAATCGGGATTTGACCAAGGTTATGAGGTGTTGCCTCTTCAATCTGAGATGTTCCTGAATCTGTACTTCTCAGAACCATGTGATAGTGCAGATTTTCTGTAAAGACCTCTGCTTGATACTTAGTAGTATCTTTCGTAT